CAAGGACCGTAGAATTAACCGTCGAAGTAGACGTAGAGAGTAAAAGTTTAGCAGACCTCAAGAAGGAAATACAGGATATACAAGCTCAGCTTGACCTTACACCTACCGGTACTAAGGAATATGATAACCTAGTTGTAAGACTAAGAGAGGCTAAGGGGGAGATAAAAGACTTTAAAGAAGCCACTAAAGGGTTAGATCCTGATCAAAGAGCTGCTAAATTAGTAGGAGCCTTTCAGGGAATGACCGGTGCTATACAGTCAGCAGCAGGTGCATTAACTTTATTCGGTGGTAATAGTGAAGATTTAGAAAAAGTAGAGAAAAACCTATTGGGCATTATTGCTATAGGTGGAGGTATTCAATCTACTATTGAAGGCTATAACGATGCCGTAGATGTTATTGGTCCTAAACTAAGCTCGTTAGGTCAAAGTATTAAAGCATCATTTACTACAGCTTCAGGAGCAGTTAACGGATTTAAAGTTGCCTTAGCAGGTATTGGTATCGGTTTACTTATTACTGCAGTAGTACTTTTAGCAGATAAACTAGAGGGAGTTGATGAAGCTTCTAAGAAAGCAGCTGCAGGAATTGCTGAATTAGCTAAAAAACAGAAAGAGTTAAGAGGTGAACTTCAAGCTCTAAATGAAACTGAATTAGCAACGGCAGAACGAGGTCTAAACGAAGCACTTGAATTAAGAAAAAAGATTAGTGCAGATCAAAGAATACTATTTGACGATTTAAATAGAGCAGAAACGGAATCTCAAAAACTAGGAATTAAAGAAAGAATCGCTCAAAAGACTCTTGAGTATACTCAGACGGAGATAGACGAAGCGAAGTTTAGAGCTCAAATTAAAGCTATCCAAGATAAAGCCATTAAAGATGAAAATGATGGATTAACCAAACAAAGTGCAGAGAGAAGAAAGAAAGCTCAAGAGGAGAAAGAGAAAGCTGCAAAAGAGGAGGCTGAAAGATTAAAAGCTATTGAAGATGCTAGGATTGCTGCATTAGATCAGTTAATAAATGCCGAACTAAGTGCTAATGAGGCTGCTCGTCAAAAACGATTAGCTTTAGCTGCTAACGAAGATGAAGCTGTTCAGATTGAATACGAAAATAAACTTGCAGCATTAGCAGAAGCTCAAATAAAAGAAGAGATTGCTGTAGCAGGTAATGCAGAAGCTATAGCTCTAATTAGACAGAAGTATGCTGACTTACAAGTAGTTGCTACTCAGGAGGTAGTTGATAAAGAAGAGGCTTTACAGGCTAAGAGAGTAGCTGATGGGAAGAAGGCAGATGAGGATTTAGCTGCAAGTGCTAAAAAGAGTTCTGATGAAATTATTGCTGCAGAAGAAGCTAAAACAGCTGCAAGGAATGAATTCTTAAGAGCATCACAGGGAGCAATCCAAGCATTAGGAGGATTATTTAAAGAAGGTAGTGATGCAGCTAAGGCAGCAGGATTAGTTGATATTGCAGTAGGTACTGGTATTGGATTTATAAATGCATTAGACATTGCACAGAAATCTGCTAAAGCAACAGGACCAGCAGCTGCATTTGCATTTCCTATCTTTTATGCAAGTCAGATTGCTGCAGTGTTAGGAGCAGCTAGTAGAGCAAAAGCTATACTTAAGAGTGGATCAGGCGGGGCAGGTGGTGCTCCTCCAGTACCTCCAACACCTAGTGCAGGAGGCTTTGGTACTCAACCAGCACAGCTACTAGGATCATTTACTCCAGGTGGTACACCAGCGACGGGCGGTGGAGGAGTGACCGGCGGTGGAGGCATCCAAGAAGGAGGTGCACAGGCCGGTGGTGGATTGGTACCGGTAGTAAAAGCATATGTATTATCTGGAGATGTTACTGATGCTCAGGAAGCTGAACTAAAAATAAACCAAAAACGTAAATTTTAATAATGAGAATCGTAAAATTAGATATTCTAGAGGATGCAGTCCTACAAGGAGTAGACGAAATCGCCTTTGTAGAGAGTCCAGCTATTGAAGAGGACTACTATGCATTCAGTAAGCAAGCATTTGCTACATACACTGACTATCCACAAGCAGCCTCTGATAATGCTGCCAGAGCCGTTAAATGGGCTACTGAAAATGGATGGGGTGGTTGTGGTACACCTGTAGGTAAAGCTAGAGCACACCAATTAGCAAACAGACGTCCTATCTCGGAAGAGACTATTGCCCGTATGGCAGCTTTTGAAAGACACAGAAGAAACTCTGATACTCCTTACGGTAGAGGATGTGGTGGATTAATGTGGGATGCCTGGGGTGGATCTGAAGGTGTTGAATGGGCACAAAGAAAACTACAGAATATCAGAGAAGAAGAAATGGCATTAGAGGTAGCAGGTCTACCAGCTTATGCTAACGAACTACTAGGTACTAACATTCCTAAAACAGAATCTTTTCAGACCGAAGAAGAGTTAGCTCAGAATATCGACGTATTTGGTTACAAAACTAAGTACATCTTTGTATGCCCAGGTGCTATTGGTACTTTCGAGCATTTAAAGACTATGAATCCTGATGATGAAACTATCGGTATGATTCGTTCGGCTGCCGTTCTTGCTGATGCAGTATTTAAAATTGAGTATGATGTACTTCAGGCTAAAGAGGCAACTCCTGAGCAGTTAAGTGAAGCTATTATCTTAGTAAATGACTTTAAAGATGTAATGCATGAGATTGACGAAGAGGTAGGTATGATTCATGACGTATCTTATATGGATGGTCATATTGAAACTATCAAATCATATACTCCAGCATATATTGAAGAAGCATTTGCAAAACTTATATATGAAGACCTAAAAGCATTAGGTGCAGAAGGTATATCTGAGGTTGAGAGTAAAGAACTATTCAATGCTTTAGAAGATCAACAGATGATTATTTCTCCTTTAATGATCCCTAATAAGTTAATCCCAAGGATTGATGAGGCTACCGGAGAAGAATATTATGTTTACTTCACTGCAGATACTATCAAGAAGATCTCTTACAAATTCATGTCTGAAAAACTACTTGATAAGTTTAACATCGAACATGATGGAGAGATGCCAGTACAGGGAGCAGTTATAGTTGAATCGTGGTTGGTAAATGACCCGTTAACAGATAAAGCTAAGATTTATGGATTCTCAGTACCTCCAGGAGCTTGGATAGCTATGATTAAGGTTAACAATAAGAAATTCTGGAAAGAGTTTATTAAATCTGGTAAGACTAAAGGTCTATCTGTAGAAGGTTATTTTAGCGATAAAATAATGTCTTATGCTAAACAGGAGTTCATTAATCCTCTAGCAGGTGAATCAGAAGCAGACTATGTTAGTAGATGTATCCCTGTAATGAAGGGTGAAGGCTATGCTGACGATCAAGCAGCAGCTATCTGCTACTCTAAGTACCAGAATAGATAACTTTATTTAGTAACCACCTATTTATCCTTAGAGGTAGACTATACCTAATTATATAAAAAATTACACAATGGACAAAAATCAATTAAAAGAGATCGCAAAACGTTATTTCTCTCTTGTTGACGCTCCTGCAGCTGTTGAAACCCCTAATAAAGAAACTTTCGGTGAAGTAAAAGACATTAACGGTGCTTTTACTATCAAGTTTGAAGGTGATATCTTAGAGGTTGGTAAACTTGTTGAAGTAGTAACCGCCGAAGGACAGACAATGGCTGCTCCTGATGGTACTCATGAATTAGAGGATGGTCGTAAGATCGTTACTGAAAATTCAGTAGTTACTGCAATCCACGAGGCTATGGCTAAAGAGAAGATGGAAGACGAAGTACCTGTTGGAAACGAGTCAATGGAGGCTCCTATGGCGATGACACCTGAAGATATCCACAACATGATTGCGGATCTAGTACAAACTAACATGGCCAAATACAAAGAGGAAATGGCAAACATGGTAAAAGAACAGATGATGGAAGTACAAAACCAAATCAAAACTATTACTGCTACTACTCCTGGTATCGACCGTACAGTACCTTCTACTGGTGCAGAACAAGCTTACAAGGCTTTCGCAAAAAACTCTCCTAACGCCGAGAGAATGAATATGGCGGTAAACTTACTTAAAAACAAAAAACTAAACAAATAAAATCATGTCATTAAACGTAACTGCTTTAACCGACTTTAACAATCAGATCGCTGGTGAGATGATCGTTAAGACTGTGTACGGTGGATCGACTATGGAATACATTACTATCCAAGAAGGTGTAAAGTATCTAGAGCCTATCAACCTTTTCGAAGTTAGCTTATACATGCAGAACGGTACTTGTGTATCTACTGCCTCTGGTTCAGCTACCTTTACTCAACGTAATATCGAAGTATGTCCTCGTACTTCTTTCGATGCTCTTTGCTTGAAAGACTTGGACAAAAAGTACTTAGGTATCTCTGCTTTGGAGCCAGGTTCTTACAACGAGACCTTCGCCATGGCTACTAACTATGCCGAGTTGATCGTAAATCAATTCCAAAAAGCTAACGACCAATTCTTGTGGCAGCAAGTAAGTGGTTCTACTTCTACTTACGGTGGTAACTGTGCAGTGAATGGTCTTAAGACTATCATCTCTGGTTCTACTTCAGGTGTAGTTGTTCCTACTTTCACTTCAGGTTCTGCTGGTACTATCGTTGCTCAAGCTAACATCTTAGGTACTATGGACCAGATGATCGCTGGCTTGTCTTCTGACGTAGCTGACAGAGAAGATTTGACATTCTTCATGAGTGTATCTCTTTTCCGTACCTTCATCGCTTCTTTGCGTACTTTGAACAACTTCTTCTTCGATCCTTCTTCTATCACAAACAGAGGCGGTATCTTGGAAGTTATGTATCCTTTCCAGCCTAACATTAAAGTTGTAGGTACTGTAGGATTGCAAGGTTCTAACAGAATCGTATTGGGCCCTGCTAAGCAAATCGTTGCTGGTACTGACTTGTTGTCTGACTTCACAGAATTCCAATTGTGGTACGATATCAACACTGACACTTTGAGACATAGAGTTTCTACTAAGTTGGGTGTTAACATCGCTTATCCTGAATTCTGGGTATCTAACGACTTAGCGTAATTATTGTTTAACTAAAACTAGAAAAGGAGATATATCATGCCTGCAGGATGCGACATTACATCAGGATTTGCACTAGGTTGTAGAGACAACACTGGTGGTATCAGAAACATTTATATCCTTTCTGGTTCTATTAGCAATATTACTTACCAATCATCGGCCCAAGGCCTAATCACAGGAATTTCAGGATCTGGTAGCTTCTACCAATTCGAATTATTCCGTCAAACTTCAGACTTCAGCGAAGGAATTACTTCTACACCTGAGAATGGAACTGTATTCTACGAACAAACTGTTAACGCAGTATTCTTCAAGATGCAGTCTTCTACTCGTAACCAGGTTAGAACCTTAGCTAAGAATCCTGAATTACAGATCGTAGTTGAAACCAACAACGGTTCAGTAGACGGAGTAGGTAAATTCTTCTTGGTTGGTCAAAGAAACGGTGCTCAATTACTAAGTGGTACTGCTCAAACAGGAACCGGATTCGGAGATCTAAACGGATACAACTTAACTTTTACAGGACAAGAGCCTGATCCAGCTTCAGAAATTTCAGGAAGTGCAACATCTTTCTCTAACGTACTAAGCGGATTGACTATTACTACTGTATAATCTTAATCCATAACCAAACACTACGGGGGGTTGCGACTTAATCGTCCGACCCCTCTTTTGTTTTTATACTACCGTACTATCAAAACGTTATTTGATAAGCATAGACACTAGATAAACCTTGGAAAACAATAAATGATACAGTTAAATTACTACCAACCAACTAATACAAATGCTGTATATCCAGACACTCAAGCAGCTGTCGGGACTACTTCGGTATTATTAGACTTTAGTCAGGTTTATGATAGGTCAGAATGGAATAATATTATTGCTAGTTTAGCAAATGTAACCTCCTTAGCTAACCCTTGGTTAGTATTACAGTTAACAGGATCTTTAGTTCCTACTGCCTCAGGTCAGTACGACGTTAGTATCTATCAATACCTAACAGTGACCGGGTCATTAAGTACCTGGATATTACAGAATACACAATGGGTTAATACTAACCAGTTATGGAACGGTGCTAGCGTTATTGTTAAATCAACTTTGTTATCTCAAGAAAGAGCTTATATTAGCGGTAGTAACGAGGTACCAATTACAGTATTTACCGGTTCTAACCAAACAGGAGCATATACTACTTATCAAGGATACTAACAGGCTAGAGTAGACTAATTATATAAATACAGATGGATAATCAAAAGAAACTAAAATTTGCAGCAATTAACCGGTACGATTCTTCGTTTAAAGACTCAGTATTTGAAAGAAAAGCAGATTTTTACATTAAATTCGGAGAATACAACGATTTTCCTAATGAATTAATGAGGTTGTTTACTCATTCCTCAATTCACAATACTTGCATAAACGCAGTTGTTGAAGCAATATCGGGTGAAGGACTAACGTCTGACCATCCAGAAATTTTAGATCATGCCAATAACGAAGGTGAAACCTGGCAGCAGATCTTAACAAAAGTAGCTCTAGATTATAAACTTTTCGGAGCATTTGCTCTTGAAGTTATCTGGTCTATGGATAGAACTAGGATTGCCGAAGTTTATCATATGGACTACACTTACCTTAGAGCTAAAGAAAAAACTTTAAGAGGTAAGATACCTGGATACTATATCTGGGATGAATGGGGAGAAAAGTATAGCTGGAACATTCAGACGTATTTGAATGACATCCCTTACTTACCTGTATTTAACCCTTTTACTAAAGATGCGGAACCAAAACAAATCTTTGTCCATAGTCCTTATCGTCCAGGCCAAAAATACTATGCTCTTCCTGATTATATTGGAGCCTACAAGGTAATCGAATTAGATGCCGAAGTAGATAACTTCCATATCAATAACATTAGAAACGGACTTGCTCCTTCTTTAGCTATTACTACTTTTACTAATGCTAACGAAGATGAAAGAGAAGCAATCGAACATATGTTACGTTTACAATACCAAGGTACTAATAATGCAGGTACTTTAGTATATATGGACGTAGATAGTCCTGAGAATGCTCCTGTAATCACTCCTATTCCTCAGAATGGTGCTGATGAGTATTACACTCAGATCAACGACTTAGTAACTCAGAAAATTTTAACAGCTCACCGCATTACCTCTCCTATGATGTTAGGTATTAAAACTGAAGGTCAGTTAGGTGGTAGAGATGAAACTATAGATGCTTACTTACTATTTACTAATACAGTAATCAAGCCTTTCCAACAGGATATCTTAGATGCTTTTCATAAAATACTTGAATATAAAACAGGTCTTCCAGAATTTAGCTTAGGTATTCAACAGACTAAACTTTATTCAGATGGTACTGAAGAGGTAGACGTTGTAACTGGTACAGAGGCTGAAGTAGGAGAGGATAGTGTATTGGAAGCAGAAATTGAACGTGCAGATCAGATAAATGAACCTGCTCTTATAAACCCAACATTTAACTAAAACCATGACCGATACTCTCATTATATCAGAAGCTCAGTTAAGAGAATTCGTTGATATGAATACCAACGTTGACTCTGCATTACTAAAAAATGCTGTTAGGGTATCTCAGGATATCGCTTTACAGAGGTTAACAGGTACTAAACTCTATGATTCTATCATGGATAAGATTGATAGTAATACCTTAACCGGTGATTACTTTACTTTAGTTACTAAGTATATTCAACCATTCCTACTTTATGCAGCGTACTATGAAGCTTTAGAGAGTATCTTTATGCGTCCTAGAAACAACGGTTTGTTAATTCCTACCGGTGGTGAGAATAGTACTAACGTAGATTTTAACGTTTATAATGCAAAACGTACTTCAGTAAACAATAAGATGCAGTTCTATGCTGAGAAGCTAGTTAACTACCTTATTGAAAACCAAGGTACTTTCCCTGAACTAAACAGTAATAATAAACTATACGAACAGTGGCCTGATTATGGTTACCAGTATCGTTCACCTATCTATTTTAGATATAACGCAAGAGGAGCTCACTTGGACCAGGCTGTTAAGGCAGGTCTTAGAATTGCAGATTCTAGATATCCTCAATATCCATTCGGTTCAGATATAACAAATACATAACATGGGAAGAAATTTATCAAATCTTTTTATTTCTCAGTCATACCAATTTATTACCCAGATAAGCGGTAGTGAACTACAGGACGGACTAGGAAATACTATTAACAACTTAACCTTAACTGCAAGCTTTGCTACTAGTGCTTCAAATGCTATAGCATCACAGACTGCAGGTACTGCTATTAGTGCTACTTCAGCTTCATACGCTTTTTTTGCTACTACAGCTTCTTTTGCCTTAAATGGAGGTGGTGGTACAGTTAATACTGGTTCATTACTGGTAACAGCTTCAGCAGCTCAGAACGTAGTTACTTTTACCAAGGGTGACGGAAGTACTTTCCCAGTTACTGTTGCTACAGGGTCTGCTACAACAGTTAACACTGGTTCCTTAATGGTTACCGGTAGTGCTACTAGTAACGTACTTACCTTTACTAAGGGAGATGGATCTACATTTAACCTAACAGTTGCTACAGGATCTGCCGTTACGGTGAATACCGGTTCCTTAATGGTGACCGGTTCTGTATCTTCTAATACTTTAACATTTACAAAAGGTGACGGCTCTACATTTAACTTAACAGTTGCTACAGGGTCAGCAGCATCAGCATTTCCTTATACAGGGTCGGCTTTAATTACCGGTTCACTAGGTGTAACAGGATCTGTTGGTATCTCAGGTTCTCTTAGTGTTTCAGGTAGTATCGGAGGTAACCTAGTAGGTAATAACACTGACACGTTTACAGGTTCTCAGCCCGTAAGACAGATAGTTACTTTAACTCAAGCTCAATATAATGGTATTACACCTGATGCCAATACTTTCTATATAATTTCAGATTCAATACCTTATAGCTCAGGTTCTTTCCTAGTAACTTCTAGTATCTCAAATGCTACTATTACTTTCACTAAAGGAGACGGTACAACCTATACAAACGTAGTAAACAACGTAGTTAGTGCTAATAGTGCTTCTGTTGCTACATCAGCTTCTTTCGCTACTACAGCAGTTAGTTCAAGTTTTGCTACTTCTGCATCTTTTGCAACTACGGCTTCTTTTGCTCTTAACGTAACACCGATCAATACTGGTTCGTTTTATGTTAGTTCATCAGTAAATAATGCAACCATTACCTTTAACCAAGGAGATGGTACTACAGAGGCTGTTACAGTCAATAACGTAGCTAATGCAACTTCGGCATCTTTTGCTGCTACAGCATCTATTGCAACAAGTTCTTCTTATGCTTTAAGTGCTAGTAATGCAACAGTGGCAGGGACTGCTTCATTTATCCCTAGTAACGTTAACTTAAACGTTGCAAGTATATCAGCTTCTTCTGCAGTATTTCAATCTGCAAGTATTGGTTTCTTAACAACCATTACCGGTTCAGTAGTTAATATCGGAGATGCATTTGTAGTACTCAATACTTCTAACGCTACTAGGTATGCTGGTATTAAAGTAGAGGATAGTGGATCAGCTACTCCTCAAAACTATACAGCATCTTTGCAGTTTGACTCTCAAACTAACGATTGGTTCTACGAATATACAAGTTCAGCTGATCCAGATAATTTTGGTGTTGTAATGTTCGGTCCTGAGTATAATACTAAAGGATCACCAACATACTTAACAAACAATAAACTATCTAAAGGTAATGGTGGGCATCACTTAAATGATTCTACTATTACTGATAATGGTACTAATGTAGTATTTACTACTCCTATATCAGGTACTACTATTTCAGCTTCTGTTGCATTTGCTGGAGATTTAGTAGGTACTGCAACGCAGGCTCTTGTTGCATTCAATGCAGTCACTAGTTCTTATGCAGCTACTGCAAGTATTGCAAACACTGCTACAAGTGCTTCATACGCTGTAAGTGCTTCACAGGCACAAAACGCTGTCACTGCTTCTTTTGCTTTAAATGTAACACCTCTTAATACAGGTTCATTCTTAGTAACTGCCTCAGTCAGTAATGCTACTATCACTTACACAAAAGGCGATGGGACAACCTTTACAAACATTGTAAACAATGTAGCTAACGCTACTAGTGCAAGCTTGGCAGCTAATGCTACCAGTGCTTCTTTTGCTACTACAAGTGTTAGTTCATCATTTGCAACAAGTGCAAGTTTTGCTACAACAGCATCTTTTGCCTCTTCTAGTCCTACTCCTACTTTACAGCAAGTAACTACAGCAGGTGCAACTACTAACGTAGCGGTTACCATTAACAATACAGCTTCTGCTGATTATTGGTTAGTAGATACTAAACCATTTGCTCAATTAAGTACTAATACAATTATAGCAGGTAGAATAGATGGTGCTGATGAAGACTTTATCTTAGCAGGTAGAAACTATGCCGGCGGTACTGCAAATGCTATTACAATGACTGATGGTGAGTTTATCTATAATCAAACTAATCATATATTTACCGGTTCAATAAATTCAGATGGTCCGTTAACAGTTAATGATGCCGTGGTTATCTCAGGTTCTATTAACGTATCTGGGTCTGTAGGTAGTAGTAACCTTATCTCAAATAATACCGATACATTTGCTGGATCTGCTAAGGTTTACGAGATTGTAACTTGTACTCAAGCAGAATATATTACAGTATCAGGATCAGTTAATGCAGCTAATACACTTTATGTTATTACTGACAATACTGGTTCAGGTGCATACATTGAAGGTGCAGTTCAAGGTAACGTACAAGCCCTTACAATTACTTCGAATACAGCTTCTTTAGATTGTGATGCTGCTAACTTCTTTACTTTAACTCTTGTATCTGGATCTAATACTTTAATTAATCCAACTAATATAAACTCTGGTCAAACAATTAACTTACGTATTACTCAAGCAAACCCAGGTAACGGCACAGTAACCTTCCCTTCATCTGTTAAGCAGGTATCAGGAAGTGCTTATGTTCCTACTGCCGGGGCTGGTCCTGTAGACATTGTAACATTTATTGCATTTGATACCGCCAGTTTGTATTTGAGTAACGTAAAGAACTTAGTATAACATGGCAGTCTATTATAACGGCATCGAAACTGGTACAATGTACTTAGGCTCAACTGAGCTTGCAAAGAAGTATTTAGGTAATACTGAAGTAGCACCTGGTATCATTCCTTGGAATCCTTCACTAATGCCTACTTTTGTATCTTGGTGGAGAGCAGACAACGGAGTTACTTATGATGGTAGCAACAATGTCACTTCATGGGCTCCAGTAACTGCTAGTGTTTTACCGGGTGTTAATCCTTCGTTTGCTACTTTGGTAGTTAAGTCTGGAGGTACCTCTCCGAAGTATGTTAGTCAGGTAGCTGGTATGAATAATAGACCGGGTATTGAATTTGGCACAGTATCTACTACAGAGAATTTAACTACTAGCCAGAATGCCGGTTCAGTATTTGGACCTGGTCTAGGATGTTTCCATTGGTATGTTATCGATACGACAACTAATGCTAATGGCGGTACTCAGTGGATAGGAGGTCCAGCAGGAGAGACTAGTGGTGGTGGTGGATATATCAGTTTACTAGGTACTAACTATCCTAGCTATAATAACGCATTTGTAGTTTATGCACCGGAAAACAATAGTATACCTGCCCAGCCTAATCTGCAACCTGTAAGTAGCTATCCTAAAGCTTTGATAGGTAGCTTTCAACAAACATCACCTGCAAACTTTCGTTCTGAGGGAGGTTACTATTTGAATAATGCTGTAGCTTCTCCTAACAATTTATGGCAAAACAACCAGGGTTACTTTGGTCCTACTACCGGTAGACTTTGTATTTATGTGTTAGGTAATGCTTATACTAGTTTAGACGGTCCATTCTACGGTACTATCTTGGAATGTGGTATTACAGGTAAAGATGGGCCACAAGCTTGGTCTTTACTACAAGATTACGTTCAGGAAAGATATAATTTAACATTCTAAGTATGGCAATAA